CAGCAACATTTGCAGAAGAGATTAACAATAGTTTCGATAAGGGCGTGAATGATGTCGCTCCGGTTGATGTTGTTGATGAGCCAGTAGTAAATGAAGCAGAGAATAGAGTTGCAGAGCTTGAAGCGATGTTAAAAGCTAAGAATGAAGCTGACTCCTCGAACAATCAGGTTATTGATGCATTAAAGAGTGTTTTAGGGGAAAAGCCAAAAGGCCCAACAGAAGAAGAGCTTTTAGATGACCTACAGTTCTCTGATCCACCAGAATACAGAAGAAGATTGATTGAAAGCCTTAAGAAAGAACTAAAAGAAGAGAATGCTAAGGCCAAGAGTACAGATGATTTTTGGGACCAGTATTATATAGAAAACAAGGATCTAGCACCACATAGAGATTTAGTTAAACTAATTACTGATTCAGAAATGAAGAATCTTTCGGCTATGGATGCAGGAGAGGCAGGGAAAATTGTTGCTACTAAAGCAAGAGCTATGATTTCTAAAATGGGAATAGGAAGTAATACTAAAACTGAAACAGTCGGGAATGCAAATACTACTGTATTAGGGTCTAGTTTTGCATCAAAAACGGCTCCTGTTACGGAAACTAAAGCCAGTACTTTTATCGATCAAGTAAAAAACTTCCAAAATAGGAAATAGTATATTAAGATTAAAACATTCAAGTCTAGTAATATTGACGGAGGTAATATATGAGTCACAGCTGGGAATATGATGCACCAACAGGCGTATACAAAAACAACAATCTCTCAAGTCAGGTAAGACATGCTGCTATTGCGGACACAAAGTTCATGCAATTTGTACATGCTGAGCCAGGGTACGGGAAGAAAAAAGGCGAGTCAGTAACAATTAAGAGAATTTCTAACTTAACTGTTCCTACTAGTGGAAAGATTGCTGAAAATCAGAGAATCCCAGAAGATGATCTGACTATTACAACAATTTCAATTACTGTTTCTGAGTGGGGGCGTTCAGTTCCTTATACTTCTTTATCTGAAGATCTTGGGTCATTAGATATTAAGAATGTTGTTCAGAAGAATCTTAAGGACCAAATGTCTTTAGTTATGGATTCGGCTGCTGCTGCTGCTTTTAAGGAAGCCAAAGTTAAAGCTATTCCAACAGGTGTTTCGGCACTAACCTTTGATACAGATGGGACACCTTCTAGTACAGCGGTTGCAAACCTTAATTTATATCATGTTGAGAGAATTAGAGATTATATGTTCTCGACACTAAATATCCCAACATTCGAAGGTGATGACTATGTTGCTCTAGTTTCTACTAAGGCAAAGCGTGGAATCATTAACGATCCTAAATTTGAGCAATGGAAGCTTTATACAACTCCAGAAGCTAAATTTAATGCGGAACTTGGAAGGCTAGAGAATATTAGATTTGTTGAAATCAACAACACTAACTCTCTAAGTGGATCCAAAGGTTCTGGCGGTGTACTTGGGGAAGCTTTATTCTTCGGTTCAGACGCAGTGGCAATGGCTGTTGTTGAAGATCCAGAATTAAGAGCTAAGACTCCAGAAGACTACGGTCGTCAGATGGGAGTAGCTTGGTACGGAATTTTAGAATTTGGAATAATCTGGGATACTGCTAACGCAGGTGAAGCCAGAATTATCCACGTAACATCTGCTTAATAAGCGAAGGAGTTTAATATAAGTTCAGAAAGAGATTATGGACAATATTTTATACCAAAACAAGCATATGCTGTTGATGACTTAGCTGGTTCTCCAGCGGTTTGGGGCGGTATGATTTGTGTTAAAAATTGCAAAGTATCAAGAGTAGGGTTTGTTATTGTAACAACTGTTCTTGCTGATGCTGTTGCAGCTCAAGTAGAGTTTAACCGTAGACCAACAATTGCAAGCGCTACGGGTGAAGTTTTAATGGGCACAGTTATAATTCCAGATGAAGCTGCTGTCGGGGCTGTTTATTATACAGACATTGACCCAGTTTCTTTTGCTCCAGGGGAAGAACTTTCTTTCGAGCATACGGTAGCTGCTGATGATTCAGGCTCACAAGCTGGAACAGGATACTATGTATTTGAATTCCAGGACGATCCTGAATATGTTAGTAATTCAACAAATATGATCGAGTCGGCTTAATAGCTGGCTTGTCCTTTTTAGGAGGATATGATGGTAGATATAGTTGCGACTGATGTCACATATACATTAATAGAGGAGCATAGACTCCACGGCATCGGTAATAAAAACGTTGTTAAACTAGAGTTTGGTGACGGTGCATTGACTTATCCTGCTGGAGGAATTCCAATAACAATTGGCAATTTAGGCTGCCCGGTTAATATTGAATCCTTTAAGGTAGTTGACCAAGGAACTTCAGGTTACAAATTTCAGTACGATCAGTCGACTGCTAAACTTGTAATTATGCAGGCTCCTGCTGCACCTCACAATCATGATCTTCATCTTAACGAGGGTGATGTTGCTGATGGTGCTACAACTAGAGTAAATGCTGCTACTAACTTGTTAGGCGCAAATAGTGGTGCAGATATTCTAATTGCTGGTGTTGCAGATGCTACAGGGCCCGGTGGAATTTTAACAGATGCGGGAGCGGCTGCTGCTCTATCACAAGCAAGCACGGTGGCAATTGCTGCGCAGACAATAGAAGTAGAAGTAACGGGGTGGTAAGAGCTACCCCTTTTCTTATAGGAGAGAGCAATGAGTGATGAGAAGAAGATTAAGCCTTTTGACCTTAGAGTACATATAAGAGATCCAAAGACTGGTGAGATTGTAACTAAGCAACCTTACAAACTAGTTATTACTGGTAGTAAGGAATTTTATGTTAGAGACGGTCGTTATTTTAATGCTGATGGTTCGGAAGCAGTAACTAAAGAACAAGTTAGGCAAAGAGCAGAAGCAGAAAGAGCTAGAAAAGCCAAAGAAGAACAAATGGCTGAACGTGTTGCTGAAAGAAAGGCAAAGCTTGATGAAGAAAAAGCTATTATGGCCCAACTTCTAAAAGAAGATGAAGAAGAAGCCAAGAACAGCGAAGAAATGAGATTGAAAGCTGAAGCTGAAGTTAAGGCACAAGAAGAAGAAGATGCTAAAATTGAAGCTGAAAAACACAATCCAATTGCTGACAAAGAAGAGAAGAAAGAAAACAAGAAGGCTTCTAAAAAATAACGAGGTTTTAAATGACACAAAATAGACACGCACTTGAAGAATTTAAACAATTTCCAGTAGTTTGTGGACAAGAAGTGGTTTCTAAATCGGGTGATCATCTCTTTCTCTATAGAGCCTTACTTCAGAATAGATCTGGCGCAACAGTTGATGCTGCTATTATTAGAGGGTACGGAGACGATGCATGGAAAGCCTTTTCTTTGGTGGCCCTTGATACTCCAGATGCAACAGAGATTACAACTGAAATTCAAGCGAATACTCCAACAACTTTATTCAGTGCTAATAACGATGGATTACTAATCGGTGCTAAAGATCAGTTTCACTCAGTGACTCTGAATGCTTCAACGGCAGCGACAGGTTCTCCAGTGTTCACGTTGGAATATTATAATGGTACGGCTTACGTAACTCTTCCAAGTATTAAAGTTATTACGGGTATTTCCTTAACTCAATACGCTGAGACTATTTTATTTGCTGCTCCATTAGATTGGGAAAAAGGCACTACAGTAGCGGTCGGTGGTGAGACTGATCAATACAATATGAAGTTAACGGCAACAACGGCACCTACTGTAAAACCAATTGTTACAGAGATTATTGTAGGTAAGGTTTTAGCCTTTCAGGAAGCTTTAGCGGATAACGGGAATCTTGAAATCATTATGGATAATGAAGATCCTATTGTGTTTGAAGCCAATGATTTTTTAACTGCTTATTTTGCAACAGCAAACCCAAATAATTTAATCCAATTTTCTTACGCTTAATCGGGGGATGGAATGGCAGGAGACTCAGCATCAGCAATGCTTGATGACGCATTAAAGAAATCGGGCGAAACTTCTACCTCTCCAGAAAGAGCAACAGCACTAAAATATTTAAATCGGGCGCAATTAGACGTGCTTTCGGGTTCGAATGAATTTGATGTCGATGCGGGGGAAGTTTTTCCATGGTCATTGGCCAGTATCCAGAGAAGCTTAATTCTTAAGCCAGCTTTTGGTGAAGGGACAACAGTTTCATTAACTAATGGTTCTACTAGTGGGACTTTATCTGATCCACCAGCTTATTCTTTAGTAGGTCGGCAACTTAAGATTAATGATAGGCCAGAATTTTTTATCATTACTGCTCATACTGCGGGTATGGCCGCGATTACTCTTGAAGTTGAATATTCAGATGATACTGGGGCAGCACTTAGTTTTTCTGCAAAAAAATTAAGATATGATCTTGGTGATGATATTTTAAGGTTAGTTTCTCCTATGGGGATCTATAGACCTCAAGGCGTTTGGGATGATGAAGATTCTAAGATATTTGGCATAGATTTCTCTACTTTTAAGAAGTCATATCCACTGACAATGCTTAGAACTGGGAGTCCTACAAGATTTGCTGAAATTGAGCAAACAGACGGGGCAGCCACCAAGTTAGAAGTTATTTTTGACAAGATTGTATTTGAAGAAACAAAAGTAGATTACGACTATGTTCCTTATCCTACTGCTATGACTGACAGCGTTAGCTCATATTCAGTTATGCCAAGAAATGATAATATGATCTTGGTATATATTACAGCCTTTTGGTTGGCGATGGACAAAGAAGATACTGATAAAATTGCTCAATTTGCGCAATTGTCAAAAGCAAAATTAAAAGCCATGATTGAAGCTAGAAATAAGAAGATGCAAAAAACCAGCAAGAACAGGGGTAAACTCCTTGCAAGGCAGGAAGAGGTTGCACACACCAACAGGTACAGACGGTTTAGACATGGGTGGTAATCATGAGTTACAAAAAACAGATATTCGCTATTCGATACGGTTCCGGGGGCCTACATACAGATGATCCGCAAGGGTTAATTCCTCCTCATAAGCTCACCAGGGCTATCAATGTTAATTTAGAAAATGGAAGAATCAAGAAAGAGGGCGGCTCTATTCGTTGGAATGCTGAAGCTCAGTTACCTACAGGGGTTAAGCAATTTATTGATTGGCATCCAGACGGGATTACTCAAAGACTAATTGTCGTGGGTGAAGATGGTAAAGTTTACAGATTTAAAGATGCCTATAATTTTTCAGAAGTAACTGCTGTTGGCGGGGCACCAGAGACACTAAATATTTCAGGTACGGTTATGATTGTCAAAGGCGGGCAGGAAGAATCTGGGAATAACAGAAAGCTATTTATCTTTACAGGAAATAATCCTATTCAAGTTATCAGTGGTGATGGGACTACTAGAACAGATATCTCTAATGGGGCCACGGACTGGAGTGGAAATAATCAACCAACATTTGGAATTATTCACAGAAATAGATTATGGGCATTTGGGAATGATAATGACCCTCATAGAGCATATGCATCTGGAACAACAGACCAGGAAGATTTCACTTCATCACCTTTGCAATTTTCTATTTATCCAGGAGTTTCTGAAAGATTGATCACAGGGATAGTTTACAAGAAAAGACTATTCTTTATGAAAAATCCTCTAGGGGCATTCATATTAGACGATACGAGTATTACAGTTGCTAACTG